CAAATTCATTAGCTGGTGTAAACCTTCCGCTAAAGACCTAGGATTCCCAAACGTAGCAGAAGCTTTCATTATCTCACGAGCAATGAATGCCCAATTTTCACAATACGTCCACAAGGAGTCTCACGTCGATGCAGTGATACGACACGCAATAGAGGCTATCACCCCATTTACCTATCGTCAAATGTCCCAGGAAGAGGCTTTGCGGGCCTTTGAGACGTATTATAACATTGCAGTCTCACAGTATATGGAAGGAAATCTTAAACCTATTCCAAAAGCTGTGACGAATGCTTCTGAAAATACGGTTCAGGATAGAAGGGCAGGCGAACTCATTTTTGTTGATAAAATGCTTATGGATTATTACAAATATGCATCAGAAGCAGGGAAGCGAAAAGAGTTTTTGGCCCTGGTTACTGATGAACAAAGGCTAAGGATAAACGAAATAATCAATTTTTTGAATTATGGCACTCCAGTAAAGATATATACGATTCCGATACTTTTGTCATTAGAACAAAAACAGTCAATAAGGAAATTGTATGAGAGAGCTTAGTTTTACCATCCCTTATCCACACGGGATTAGCGTCAATAAAGTCTGGAAGCGCAGCGCTAGAGGCATCTACGTCGACAAAGATGTCCTTTATTACAAGATGGACGTCAAAAGCAAGTGCAATACTCTTGAAGCTTTTGGCAAAGAAAAGGTTTGTGTCTCAATATCCATGTTTCCACCGGACAACAGACGCCGCGATGTTGACAATATCCTGAAAGTCACTCTTGATGCTTTGACATACGCAGGTCTTATCGAAGATGATAGTCAAATAATGCAATTGCTCGTTCGGAAATTTGATAAAGTTAAGGCAGGGAAGCTTGATATTTTGATTTATACTTACGAATAAGGATATTTTATGACACCTTTTACAAGAAATGCACTAAAACAAATTTTGTTTGTTCAAGAAGGGTTTCGAGATAAGCCTTATACTGATACTACAGGCCACCTTACAATCGGGATAGGCCGCAATCTTTCTGATAGAGGCATATCGCTTAATGAAGCTTATGATTTATTGGAGAATGATATAGAGTATTTTGAAGGCTGTTTGCAAAAAGTTTTTCCATTTTATGATAGACTTTCTCAGGCAAGACAAGCTGTTTTGGTTAATATGGCTTTTAATTTGGGGCTGAAGAATTTGCTGGAATTTAAGAAGTTTGTAGAATATTTGGCCGATAATGATTATTCAAATGCCGCCAAAGAGATGCTTGACTCTGTTTGGGCGAAACAAGTTGGGGCTAGAGCCCAAGTGTTAGCAGCTATTATGCAAACAAATGAACTTCAGATTGAGAGTTGATATTGGTGTTAAATAATTTTTTATGGTAGTGTAAATAAAAATAAGGATGTCTTATGTCGAAATGTGTTTGTACGCGCTGTTATGGTGAAGGCAAAGTGATGGGCGGTGGTATGATGTTGATTGAATGTCCGGAATGCGATGGTTTTGGGTACATTCGTCCTAGCGACAAAGAAGTTAAACAAAAAACCAGTGTTCCGCTCGACAGAAGGTCTAAGAGTTATAAAGAAGCGATTGCTAAACTCAAAAAGCTTCACCCGGACAAATCCGATGATGAGATAACAGAATTATTTGATAGCGAATATGAGAAATTGGAGTAAACTAAATGGCAATGGGACGACCTACAATTTATAGCCAAGAGTTGGCCGATTTAGTTTGTCATAGAATGGCTACACATTCAGAAAGCATTAAAAAAATATGCGAAATGTATGATGACATGCCAGATAACACAACTATTTACTCATGGATGTATACGAATCCTGACTTTTCCAGACAATTTTTGAAGGCCAGAGAACAACGTGCACATACTTTGCACGATCATATTAGAAACTTATCAGATGAAATTCATAAGCATGAAGGCGTTGACAAAGACGGTTTTATGCATATAGATTCTGGAATGGTTGCGGCTTATAAAATGCGTGTTGCTGTATTGCAAAAGCATATAGAACAAATAAATCCAGGTTATTACGGTAATAAACAAACTGATGAACAAGTAACATCTGAATCAACCAGGACTGTTTCCGAAGCATTGCAAAGGCTGATCAAAGAAAAAGAAAAAGATTGCTGATTCACCGTTTTAAGGGATTAAGATGTCAAATTATACATGTTGCTGTAGCTGTGAGCAAAAACTAAAGAAGTTAACAGATATTGTTTACGGTCTTTCGATATGTGTGGGCGGCATATATTTTATTGGTATCCTTTTTACTCTTTCTAAAATATTATTCTGATGGATAAAGATGAAATTAAAGCCTCGTTATGGGGCAGCTTTCTTGATTTCACCCAAGTTTTCTTTCCCCTCGTCACTGGTCGTGAGTTCTATATAGGCTCACCACCCGGTCGCGAGTCGCATTACATCACGATTGCACGCGAGCTTACATCTTGCGCCAGAATGCAGACAAAAAGCTTAGTGATTAATGTACCTCCAGGTCACGGAAAATCCGTAATGCTCTCTATGTGGGTAGCTTGGACGTTAAGCAAATATCCTTACTCTCAATATCTTTACATCAGTTATGGCAAGACTTTAGCAACAAAGCATACTGAATTTATTAAGCGTGTTATAAGCTGTTCATACTACAAAGATATATTCGGAGTAGCGATTCGTCATGATTCGAAGGCTAAGGATTTTTTTCAAACAACTGATGGCGGCTCTATTAGAGCTTTTGGGTCTGCATCAGCTGTCACGGGACAAGACGGAGGATTACCCAATCTTGACTGCTTTTCTGGCGCTGTCATTCTTGATGATATGCATAAGCCTGATGAAGCTCACTCAGATACAATAAGGCAAGGTGTTATTGATAACTATTGCGAGACAATATTACAACGTCCTAGAAGTCCCATTGTTCCTATAATCTCTCTTGGTCAGCGCGTTCACGAAGACGATCTCTCAGCTTTTATGCTGTCAGGTAAAGATGAGCGTGTTTGGAAACCAATAATACTTAAATCAATTGATGATGCTGGCAACCCTCTTTGCCCACAACTAAACCCCATTGAACAATTACGAGAAAAGCAGCTTAAAAATCCTTATGTTTTTGCCTCACAATTTCAGCAAGACCCTTTGCCCGCAGGTGGTGCATTATTCAAAGTTTCGAACTTTATCATCATGCCTGAAGAACCCAATATCCTAATGACTTTTATCACTGTAGATAGCGCTGAAACTTCAAAGTCATATAATGATGCGACAGCTTTTAGTTTCTTTGGAATTTATGAAATTGAGAATTTTGGGCAAAAGACAGGTGAATATGGCCTACATTGGCTTAATTGCTGGGAGATTCGTATTGAGCCTAAAGACCTGCAATCTGAATTTATGGACTTTTACGCTGATTGTATGATGCATAAAGTTAAGCCTCATATTGCGCTTATTGAGAAAAAATCAACAGGTGTTACGCTTTCTAGTACGCTCAAAGATGTAAGAGGTCTTGAGATACGCGATGTTAAACGTACGCGCGCCTCTGGCTCTAAAGCTGATAGATATCTTGAAATGCAATATTATGTTAATTCAAAGCTCATATCGTTCACTGAAGACGCTAAGCATTCAAAATTATGCATTGACCATATGATGAAGATCACAGCCAACGATACGCATAGGCATGATGATATTTGCGACACACTTTATGATGCGATTAAGGCAGCTCTTATTGACAAAACCATCGTTAACAAAGCATCATCTGAAACTGAATACAAAGCGATTGCTAAATCGTTTGGGCAGCAGTTTAATAGGGTTGAGAAGCTTAAGAGGGCAGCATATGGGCAGTGAATTAGATGAGATAGATTTTGAAAAGTTTATAGAAGAAATCAAAACAATAGACACAAAAAACCTTATTGCTATGCGAGATTTTCATAATAAGTTTAACTTGATAGCAAATGAGCTTAAACAGGTTGCTCAAAAGTTTGATGTAGACAAACAGGCATTAGATAAAATGTTTATTACATCTAAAAGAAAGCTTGAGATTGATAAAATATTTAAATCTATTGAAGAAGAATTGGTCAAAAGAAATGTCCAGGAGTCATAATGGACGAATTAGAAAAGTTAGAAGAGTGGCTTAAGAATCAAATAGATTATGAATTTGGTGATCTTTATGAATCATTGGAACACTTAGACGAGTTCAATAAAGGATTGCACAAAGGCAAAATAGAAGCCATGACCGAAGTTCTGGGTCGAGTTGTGGATAGGTTAAGACATCCTGAATAAAGAAAAGATAGAAGCAAAGTGACAAGTTTGTATCTATCCAGTCAAGCAATAAATACAAATCTCAAAACAAATTAAACGATGATTATCTAATGATTGACTTTAAATCGCAGTTTACTGAAAAATGGCTCGTAACCTTTACTGACCACAATGGAAAATCTGGCGGTGGTTTCTGTAATAACTATGAGCATTTGCAAGGACTTATAAAAAGAATAAGAGAGCTTGGCGGCACAGACATAAAAATAGAAGATCACACCCACAAAGCATATATAAAATGTTTAACAGAACAAGAAAATGATTGATTTATCAAAATCATCATGACACAATCGGCGTTGCTATATGCGAAATAGTTTTAGGCTTATCCATGAGCCTTCCTTTCCTTTTTGCATATAGCATAGATGCATTCTTGTTTCTTTATCTCCTTAGTTATTTTGTTGGGATAGCGTCCGTTCGGGTGAAAGGCCCGATTTTATCCAATCTTGCAATTATTACCATTTCAAGTCAAAATAAATGAGACGTCAGATTGAATGATTCAATCACATAAATGACAAGGATATGTCAG